ATATTTATGGAAGAAGAGGTAGTAATATATCAGTACAGCAGAGAAATGGTAGATCACAAGCATCTATGATAGAATCTTCTAGACGTAGAACTAATACAAATACTAGAATTAATAATACTAGAATTATAAAAGAAGATAATAAAGAAATATTAATTATTAAAGATAGAAACGGAAATCCAGTTAGATACGAAATTAAACCTAATAACAATACTAAACCTAGAGGATATGGTAGACCAGAAAATAATAGAAATAACAGCAACACTATCAGAAATAATAGAAACAACTCAACGCCAGTTATCAGAAATAATAGAAACAACTCAACGCCAGTTATTAGAAATAATAGAAACAACTCAACGCCAGTTATTAGAAATAACAACAGCAACACAAGACCAAATACTACTCCTACAAATAGAGGTCGCAAGAGTTCTGGAGGATCCAGCGTTAGAAGGTAATATCGAAACATTTATTAATAACTTAATATAATATTATATGGAAACTAATAAAAAAGAAAACATGAGTAAGACAAAACCAAGTATCTTTAAATCAAGAACTCGAGAATGGGATCCAGTAAAAGGTAAATATAGACAATACAGAAGTACTCAAGGAAGAAGCCCAAAGCAAATAGAAGGAAGTTATAAAGCAATGGCATTTGCGGTATTAGGTGTATTTTCTATTTCTATAGTATGTTCTATACTTCAATACATTGGGTTAATTTAATTATAATATAAAATGGCAAAAACAAAAAACGTTTGGAAAACTAAAGTAATTGAAGGTAAGACAATGATGATTTGTCAGAATTCTGATTTAGAAAAAAGTAAATACCCGGACTGGTCCCCTGATAATGGAGAGAAAACATGTAAAAACTGGTCAGAGATCGGATCTAATACAACTGCTTCTCTTTGCTGGGAATGCACTGCAAGATCTTTAAAGTTTTAAAATATAATAAAATAATACAATTATAGAATTTGACCCAATATTATAAGATATATAAATCAGAGGATATGTTATTAACATTACGTATTGATAACCGAATTTGTGACCGTTAGGTATATAAAATAAAAAACCAGCTATTTGCTGGTTTTTTTTTGCTTAATATATAAACAAATTCATTTTTTGGTATACAATTACTATAAACATTAATTAAACTAAATGGCAAACAAGAAATCACCCAAAACACCAATGATCGATCAGTTCGGCGAAGACTTAACTCAAGCGGCAATGGATGGGAAATTAGATCCAATTATTGGAAGAGACAAAGAAGTTTACAGAATATGTCAAATCCTTTCTCGTAGAAAGAAAAACAATCCAATTATTTTAGGAGATCCTGGAGTTGGTAAAACAGCTTTAGTTGAAGCAATTGCTCAAAGAATTGTAGATAAAAAAGTTGCAATGACTCTTACTAATAAAAGAGTAATATCTTTAAACATTTCTAATATTGTTGCAGGTACTAAATATCGTGGTGAGTTTGAGGAAAGAATGAAAAAGATTGTTGATGAATTAAAAGGAAATAAAGACATTATTGTTTTTATTGATGAAATTCATACATTAGTTGGAGCAGGTGGAGTTAGTGGATCTTTAGATGCATCTAATATTCTTAAGCCAGCTTTAGCCCGAGGACAAGTACAATGTATCGGTGCTACAACATTAGATGAATATAGAGAAAACATTGAAGATGATGGGGCTCTTACAAGACGTTTCCAAGAAGTGTTTATTGATCCACCTTCAATTAAAGACTCTGTTGAAATATTAAATAGAATAAAAGATAATTACGAAGACTATCATGCAGTAGAATATACAAAAGAAGCTCTTATTGCATGTGTTGAATTATCAGATCGATATGTAACACAGAGAGAACTTCCAGATAAAGCAATTGATTTAATGGATGAAGCTGGCGCTAAAGTTCATTTATCTCAGGTAAAAATGCCTAAATTTATTAAACAATCTGAAGAAAAAGCTGAAAAGATTAAGATAAAAAAATTAGCAGCAGTTAGTGATCAAGACTATGAAAAGGCCGCAGCATATCGAGACAGCGAACTTAAAATGAGAAACGAAGTAGAATCATTAACTAATAAATGGCAAGCTGAATTAAGAATAAACCGTAAAAAAGTAACTTACGATCATATTGCAGAAACTATTTCAGATGCAACTGGAATTCCAATTTCTAGAATGACAGATGACGAAAGTCAAATTATAGTAGAAATGGAGTCTAAATTAAAAGAAATGATAATTGGACAAAACGATGCAGTTGAAGGTTTATGTAAAGTAATTAAAAGATCTAGAACTGGGGTTTCAAGTTCAAGAAAACCAATAGGTTCTTTTATGTTCATTGGCCCAACTGGTGTTGGTAAGACAGAGACCGTTAAGGCCCTCACAGAGTATTACTTTGGATCAGAGTCAAACTTAATTAGAATTGATATGAGTGAATATCAAGAAAAGTTTAATGTCTCTAAGTTGATTGGATCTCCTCCAGGATATGTTGGCCACGAAGACGGTGGACAATTAACGGAGCAGGTTAGAAGAAAACCTTATTCAGTTGTACTTTTTGATGAAGTTGAAAAAGCACACCCAGATACATTCAATACTTTATTGCAGGTTTTAGATGAAGGTAGATTAACAGACTCTTTAGGAAGAACAGTTGATTTTACAAATACAATTATTATTATGACGTCAAATGTAGGAGCTAAGAAAGTTTCAGACTTTGGTGTAGGAATTGGGTTTGAAAGTAAATCTTCTATCACAACTAAGAAAACACATGTTGAAGCAATTATTCGTAAAGAACTTAAAAACAAATTTGCACCTGAATTTTTAAATCGTTTAGATGACATGATTTTATTTGATTCTTTAACACAAGATCACATGCTACAAATTGTAGATTTAGAATTAAATAAAACAATTAAGAGAATGGCAGGTAACGGATATTCTATTAAAGTAAATAAATCAGCAAAAGTATTTTTAGCAAAAGAAGGATATGATCCTTTATATGGAGCAAGACCCTTAAAAAGAGCAGTTCAAAATTATGTTGAAGATATTTTAGCAGATGCAATCATCAGTAAAGAAATGGTAGTTGGATCTAAATCTTACACGATATCACATAAGAAAAATGAAGATAAACTTTATTTAAAATAGGAGTATAATAGTAGTATAACACTATAATATATTACTATGTCCTTTAATAAAGAATTTAAAGATTTAATAAATAACATCGAAACGAACGGTGACGTTACTCAACCTCGAGATATGAAGGTTAAGGAACTCACCGTTCAGACGTTAGAATTTAATCCAACAGAACCATTTGCTAATTTTAATAAAAGAAAATTTAACTGGAAATATTTTGCAGGTGAATTGGCTTGGTATATGAGAAAGGACAGAGATGTCGATTATATTGGTCAATTTTCAGGAATGTGGTCTACACTAACTAATCCTGATTCAAATGAGATAAATTCTAATTATGGATCTCTATTATTTAATGATCAATTACAATGGGTTCTTGATTCTCTTAAAGCAGATAAAAATACAAGACAAGCAATAGCATTTTTAAATCAACCTAAGTTTCAATTTAAAGGAAACAAAGATTTTGTATGTACAATGTACCTTAACTTTTTTATTAGAGATAATAAATTAAACATGAAAGTTCAAATGAGATCTAATGATATATTCTATGGTCTTACTTTTGATGCACCCTTCTTTGCGTTCGTGCAACAACACATGAGATTATGGTTATTAGAAGCATATCCAGATTTAGAACTTGGAACATACTATCACTGTGCAGATAATATTCATTTTTATGAAAGACATTTTGATTTAGCAGATAGTATTTCAAACGACACTGAAGGTTGTGATGAATATATAATGAATATTAAAGAACCTTTATTTTTGCTAAGATATAATAATATGTTATTAACAGAGCATGGTAGTAAATTATTATCAGAAATAGATTCAACTATTGGGAAACCAAATGCAAAAAAAATGTATAATACTATATTAAGAGATTATCTTAATATTAGATTAAAAGATTAATATAATATAATAATAAACAATGGGAGAAGTACCTTATTTCGAAGTAGATTCTAACGATTACATTGATGGATTTGAAGGTCCAATTATTGATCAAGAATCTTTTTACGAAAGACTGTACGATTTTATTGATTATAATCTTAATACAAATTATAAAGTAACGACACTTTGTTATTTAGTAGATCCAACTGGACATGTTATGGAAGCTACTTTAGAAGAAGACGGATATTATAAATCTCTACACAAGTGTATTGGTTATTACACTAGAACAGAGGAATACGAAAAATGTACACTAATCAAAAAATTAATAAATGAGTATGGATTATTCTAACGAATTTAAAAAATATGCGATGAGCGACCACAATGTAAGCTCGTCAAGAATGGATTACTATAACAAGCAAATTGAAAATTCAATGACACCTTATATTCTTGAAGAAAGAGAATTAAGAGCAACTCAAATGGATATTTTCTCTAGATTAATGATGGATAGATTATTGTGGGTTGCGGGTCCTGTTAACGATAATATGTCTACAATCGTACAAGCACAGCTGATGTTTCTAGACACTACTTCTGGTGGAGATATTACAATGCATATCGATTCTCCGGGAGGTTCTGTGAAATCCGGTTTATCAATGGTTGATGTTATGGAATACATTAACGCAGATATTAGAACTATTAATACAGGTATGGCAGCTTCAATGGGTTCTGTTCTTTTAGGAGCAGGGACTAAAGGTAAAAGAATGTCGTTAAAGCATAGTCAAACAATGTTGCATCAATCTTCAGGAGGATTCAGTGGTAATATTCAAGATGCTGCAATTGATTGGGAAAATTGGCAAGAATTAAATAAAGAATTATTTACTTTACTAGGATCTTATTGTGATAAAAAACCAGAACAAGTTATGAAAGACGCTACCCGAGATTTTTGGTTAGATGCTAAATCAGCTTTAAAATATGGTATCATTGATGAAATTGTAAATAAAAGAAAATAATCTATAATATATAATATAGTAATATGAAAGTATATTTTCACATAGCAGACCGAGATTTAGAGTATCTTAATAAGGTACTAAAAGATTATAATAATCTAGGAAGACTTCTACATATATCATTTAAAAGTTTCGAAAATTCTGCTATGGTATCAATTGACTATGATACATTTTTATACTTATGTGATAACGGAGCATTTGTAAAAAAATAAAAATATGATGACTAAAAGAGAAAAAACCAGAGATTTATTTGTTGAATTAATAAATACGCAGCTTAAACCGCACGACGTAACCTATGAAGATGTTAAAGGAGATCCACAGTGGTATATGAATTATAGAACTACTCCTGAAAAAGAAAATGAATTTATCGAACACTGTATTGATAGAATTAGAAAAGTTTTAAAAGTAAATAAAACTTTAGCAACTAAAGAAGCACAGTGGTTTATTCTACAATGGGGACTTGCTTTAGAAAAAAAACCAACGCCCTCTTCAAAGCCTAATAAAAACCAAAAGACATTATAATATAATATTACACCTATAATGTAATACTTTGGCATACTATTTGAAGATAAATATAGTATGAATGTACTAGATAAAAATTGGCTCACAGATACTCCCTTCGATTATGAGCTTCAGAAATACAAATTATTAGCAGCAACCTCGAAAATAAATGCATTAGTTCAAGGCGGTTTCTTATATAGTTCTTTAATTGAGGTTGAAGAACATCTAGCGGATTTATATAAACTAAAAAATCAAAAAACAGAAATTGACGATAGGCTTAAAGTTTTAAAAGGAATTAATTTAGATACAATGTCTTTAGATTATGATTATCCTGACCAAGACCCTTCAATTCAACATGTTTACGATTTATGTGATTTTGCAATACAGGAATTTGAATCTGTTTTTAGATTAATAAGATCTAAGTGGAGAGCTTATTCTTCAAAAGTAGCTATCACTGAAGTTCCACACATCAGACCGACTAAAACAAAAGGAACCTTATTCATAAAAGATTCAGATAGTAACATAATAACTTATTCATATAATAATCCTTTAAAAATAAAAGGAGACTGGCGAGACTTAAATCTAAAAAAACAAGATCTAGATATTAAAAACCACGAAGAAATGGTAGAATATATTCAACTCGAAATAAAATTAGATAGTGATCATAGGTTTTGGAGAGTAGATCATAAAATAACACACGACCACGAAGATTGTGTTATTCCTATAGTTAAACACAAACTATACCATAAAATTTAAGGATATATATAAAAAATATTTAACACATGGCGTACGTAGCAAAAGATGATATTATTTTATATTCTGATGGAGAATATAATTTTATCCAAGGAGGTAATCAATCATACACTCTTACTCTATATAAAGATTTTATTGGAAATGCTTTAAACTTGAATGAACCTACTTCATTTCACGTTGCCGTATATTCAGATGATGTTAAGTATTTACAATATTCATATCCACATTATACTGGAGTATCTGCTAATTTAGATGTTGATATTACTGGAAACACTGGAAATATTTCATTTACAATAGATCCTACACAATCAGGTTCTATTGCTGCCGGAGATCTATTTGTAGAAGTAACAGTAATTTATGAGAACTTTTATCCAAGATCTAAATCATACGTATTTCCGAGACTCTTAATTGGAGAAGCTATACAAGATCCAAACAGCAACACAGGCGGTGGAGATAACGGCGGTGGAGATAACGGAGGTGGAGATAATGGCGGTGGAGATAGTGGTAACACTGGATCAAATACAATTTCAACAGCTAACGGAATATTTACGATTGAGCACGTTGACGGTCAAAATCCTTCAGCAGCTGGTTTTGCTTCAGTAGATGATTCATTACCAGGTGCAGTAAATTCTATTATTTTTAGAAATTTAAATACAGACGGCATTAGATTAACTTCATTAGAAAACTTCTTAACTAAAAGAATAACTAACGAAGAAATAAACGGAATAATGACAATCATAGATACTGACCCAACAAACATGTATGCTATTTATAAAATAGAATCTTGGGAAAGAGTAGATATCACAACAGGAGGCGGTGATGATCAAGATTCAGATGGAATTAAAATCAATTTATCTTTAGAAGCAAGTTCAACAGGACCAGGTGTTACTAAATCATCATGGTCTGTAGGTCAAAAGATTACATTTAATTTAGATGCACATGGTATAACATCAAGTGAATCTCTTCCAGATGGTATTTTAACTTACGTTGATAAAAATATTAATCCAACTGCAACTTCAGGGGATAATCAATCAACCGGTGTTCTAGTTTCTTATTATCCATATCAAGATTCATACGTTATGGTTGAAGTAAACGGAATTAGTATTGATGTTGGAAACGGAACTAAAGATACAGATTCTTATTTCTCAGGAGACGGCGGTAATACTCCTACTACGGTAGAAGAGATACGCGCGGGAGACGAGCTATACTGGAACGCGTCGCACGCGGGATACGATTTAGAGATCGGAGATGAAATTAACCTGATTTACGAAGCTAAGTCAGATGACCTAAGATAATTTTTTTTGGGTTTTTTCATTTTTTCATTTTTTCACTCAATTTTATTACTATAATATATCAAAAAGTGTCAATACATCGACATCTTCATAAATATATAAATCACTATCGACAATAACGTGGATAGGCCAAAATAAATTAATTAAAAATTATGGCACAAATTCGTTCAAAACAAATTAAAGACTTTTTAACTACGGTAAACTGGGGAGCTACGACTAACTACGAGATTCCTAACACGTCAGACATCAAGCTTTATGTGGACACACAAATCGCAACACAGGATCAAGAGAAAGATTCAGACGTTGCAAGAATTGACGCTGCTTTAGCTAGCGAAATCGCTGACACTAACTCGGATGTATCGAGATTAGACGGAGATATCGCAACTGAAAAAGGTAGAGTTGATGCAATTTTAGCTTCTGCAGACGCTGATAAAGATACTTTCGTTGAGATCGTTTCTTTAATTAACTCTGTTGATTTAGAAAATGACAATGCATTAGCAACTGTTATTTCTAACTTAAACGCTGAAATCGCTTCTACAAACTCTGACTTTACAAGAGTTGAAGGTGAATTAGCTGCAGAAATTTCTGCAACTAACTCAGAAGTAACAAGATTAGACGGAGCTTTAGCTGGTGAAATCGCTAACACAACTTCAGATGTTGCATCTATCGATGTAAGATTAGGAGCTGTATCTGGAGATTTAGTTGATTCAGTTGATTCTTTAGAAGTTGCTTTAGCTGCTGAAATTTCTGATACTAATTCAGATATTTCTAGAATTGATGGAGCTTTAGCTGCTGAAATCGCTGATACAAACTCTGACTTTACAAGAGTTGAAGGTGAATTAGCTGCTGAAATCGCTGCTACTAACTCTGAAGTAACGAGATTAGACGCTAAAAACACTGCTCAAGACGGTGCATTAGCTGCTGAAATCGCTGCTACTAACTCTGAAGTATCTAGATTAGATGCTAAAGATTTAGCAATCGAAGGAGACGTAACATCTATCGATACTAGAATGACTGGTGTTGAAGGTGATTTAGCTGCTGAAATTTCTGCTACAAATTCTGAAGTTGTAAGATTAGACGCTAAAAACACTGCTCAAGACGGTGCATTAGCTGCTGAAATCGCTGCTACTAACTCTGAAGTATCTAGATTAGATGCTAAAGATTTAGCACAAGATCAAGCTTTACAAGCTGAGATTACAGCTACTAACTCAGAAGTTGTAAGATTAGACGCACAAGACGTTACATTACAAGGAAACATCGATGTTGAAACTGCAAGAGTTGATGCAATCTTATTAGCTGCTGATGCAGACAAAGATTCATTTGCTGAAATCGTTTCTTTAATCAACGCTGTTGATACTGTAAATGACGATGCGTTAGCAAACGTTATCTCTGACTTAAATGACGAGATCGCTGATACTAACTCTGACATCTCAAGAATTGATGGAGCTTTAGCTGCTGAAATTTCTGCTACTAACTCTGAAGTATCTAGATTAGATGCTAAAGATTTAGCACAGGATCAAGCTTTACAAGCTGAAATCACTGCTACTAACTCAGAAGTTGTAAGATTAGACGCGCAAGATACTGCATTACAAGGTAATATCGACGCTGTTGAGGCTGCATTAAACACTGAGATTTCTAACACAACTTCAGATGTTGCATCTATCGATGTAAGATTAGGAGCTGTATCTGGAGACTTAGTTGATTCAGTTGATTCTTTAGAAGTTGCTTTAGCTGCTGAAATTTCTGACACTAACTCTGACATCTCAAGAATTGATGGAGCTTTAGCTGCTGAAATTTCTGCTACAAATTCTGAAGTTGTAAGATTAGACGCTAAAAACACTGCTCAAGACGGTGCATTAGCTGCTGAAATTGCTGATACTAACTCAGAGGTTGTAAGATTAGACGGTGCAGATTCTGCAATGAATCTTAGAATTAATGAACTTGAAGCTACGATCATCAAAGATGTTGAAATGGCTAATGAAGAGTTTGCTGGAGCTGGACTTCAATATGCATTAAACTTCCCTGTTCAAGATGACAACGCAGATTTAGTTGACGTATTCGTTAACGGTCACAGAGTATTCATTGAGTCAGTTGCTGGTAACCAAGTTGGATTAAAGAATCCAGGTTACATAGTCGACGCACAAGATGCTGTTGTATTTGTTTACCAAAAAGCATAATCATTAACTGATTATTATTTTAAGGGCCCCCTCACAGGGGCCCTTTTTTTGATTAATATATAAACAAACATAATATACTCAATATAAACTAAATGAAGATAGGTATAATCATTTCCCTGGTACAGGATTACGAAAGCATGTGGATTAACGGTATTAAATTAAATGCCCTTAATTTATCTAAAATGCTTAACCAAATAGAAGGAGCAGATGTCTATATCTTAGATGCTGGTAGTAAAGTTTCTGATTTAACAAAGGTTAGTTGGGACTATAAAAAATATAAAGTAGCAAAATTTGTTGATATGGAAAACGAATTAGATGTTATGTTTATGCTAGGTGCTTCATTACCTGAAAGCAGAGTTTTAAAATTAAGAGAAACTAATCCAACTTTAAAAATCGTAAAATATCAATGTGGAAATAGCTACGTTGTAGATATGGAAAGGGTTATTTTTAACAGAGCAGGAGAAGGAGAAAAACCATCATGGGATAGATCTCATGACGAAACATGGCTAATCCCTCAGCAAGAATATCAAAATATAGAATATTATAAAACAATATACAGGCAAGATTCTTCAAAGGTAAAGGTGGTTCCTTTTATATGGGACCCGGAACCTTTAGATGAATTTGATAAATTACTAAAAATTTCTGGTAAACTAACTCCTAATTATACTCCTAAAACAAGAGAAGATAAAAAACTATCAGTAATGGAACCAAACATGAATGTTGTGAAATATTCTTTAATACCATTAATGATGGCTGAAGAAATATTTAGAGAATATGGAGAAGAGGCTTTTAAACAAATTTACATAGGTTCTGGTAAAAAATTATTAAAGAATAAATATTATATGAGTATGATAAAACATTTCGATGTTATGCATACTAATAAACTTAAATACGTCGGAAGATATCCAGTATCTACTTTTTTATCTTCTGAAACCGACATTGTAATATCACATCAATGGGAAAATCCTTTAAACTATGCTTATTTAGATGCATTATATTATGGATATCCATTAGTGCACAACGCTGAGATGATAAAAGACGCAGGGTACTATTATTCAGACTTTAATATATCTGATGGAGTTGATCAATTAAAATTTGCTTTAAATGAACATGATAACAATTTAGATGAATATAATAAAAAAAATAAATCAGCTTTAAGTAGATATTTGTCAACTAATAAAAAATTAGTAGATACATATAGAAAGCTATTAGATAATTTGTTCGAGCCAGGTACTCATGAATTGTCTTATAAATACAATTGGAAAACAAACTTATATAAATAATGTCAAACTTAAATGAAATTTTAGAAGGTGTAGATAGAATAAAGGTATCTATAGTTATGCAAGTAAATTTACAAGATTATAATGGATCTAGAAGAGATCCTATTAATAAATTCCACAGAGCAGTTAGAAGCTTTAAAGATCAAATATATAAAAATTGTGAATTAATAATAGTTTCAGATGGTTGTAATAAAACACATCAAATTTATAATAGAAGTTATAGAGAAGATGAAAATATAAAGTTTGTTTATTATGATAGACACAATGTACCTAAAATGTACGATGAAGTCGGAGAAGAAGGTGGTAAATATTTTAGAGGATTTGCCAGAAATATAGGAATAGGTTGTGCAACTGGTAACGTAATCACTTATATGGATTCAGACGATTTTTTAATGCCTGAATTTGCAATGACATGTATGCTAATTTATAATACTGATAAATCTAAAGACTGGTGGATTAATACTTCTTGGTATGACCACATTAATGTAGATAATTCAAATCAGAATATACAGGCCGTCGTAGATCCTAAAACTATAGAGGCAGTTCCTATTGAAGGTCTTCCTGATTTATGGAAACCTATGAGATTACAGGAAAATAGAATTATAATGTCTCCTTGGTTGTTTATGCATAGTAATAAAGTCACTGTTGCCTGGAGAGATGTTATTTCATCTACCGTTTCAGAAGACGTTGATTTTCACAATAGGGTTAGGGCTGAGTTTCCAAACGGTATAGCGTATTCTAATCCAATATATGTTAGATGCCACTTCGCAGAACACTGGGATATTTAATTTTCTAAACTTTTAATAAATATTTTAGCACAGCTTTCTAAATAAGCTTCTTTCATAACGGAGTCAGATATCATATACCAGCTATATGCCATAGATCCCTCATATTTAGAAATTTTATTTTTTATTTTTTCTATGTTTTCTGAAATATTATCAAGATTTTCTTTAGATATTTCTCCTATTTCAACATCAAGTTCTAGAGCTGTTTTTAAAAGTAATCCCCAATCATATTCATTATTAGCTTTATTAATGTTTTCATAACATTTTTTTAAAAACTTAATTTCTCTTTCAGAGTAAGAATCATTTAATTTATCAGGATGGCATTTCACAGCAAGCTTCCTAAATATCTTTTTAAAATTTTTATCATCAAATTTAACTGAAACTTCTTCCTCTGGTTTAGGTGGAGGTGCATCGCCTTCCTTAGGGGATAGAGCCTTTAATGCTTCTTTATTATGATTTACCATTGCGTCCCTAAAATAGGACTCAGCCTCCACAGATATATCTTGAACATCCGTTAACGTTTCTGTTTGATATGTATAATCTCTTATCAATTTTTTCAAAATACTATCCATATAATATCTATCATAATTATATTACGATATTAATTGGCCCGGGGATATAAAATGATCTGGTTGTCATAAAGACTCTGATATATAGAATGATACGAAAGGTAATGTAGACTCCTTTCTAAAATTAAATATAAAAAAAAATAATATCTATGTCACAAATTAAAATTAAGCAAATCGAAGGCTTACAGACTAAGCTAGACGCTTTAGACACTCAATTGGCATCAGGTTCTTTAAAATCAGCATACACTCAAGCAAGCCACGGTTTTGTAGCAGGTAAAGTTATCGCGTTTTTTAATGGATCTTGGGTCTTAGCAGATTCTAAAACGGCTGACAAACTAGGTAGACTAGTTGTCGAATCAGTTACAGATGCTAACACATTTGTTGCTGTTCAAATTGGTAACATCACAGTAGATTCTTGGAATTTAAATTCAGGAACATTCTACGTAGTAGATGACCAAGACGCAGGTTCTTTTGTAGAATATGTTAACGCATCAAATCCTGTTTATAACTTTAGTAATCCTGTATTACAGGCTCTTACTTCAACAACTGCACAAGTTCTTCCATGGAGACCATCTCTTGGACCAACTTCAATATCTAACGGAGTTGAATATACTCAAGCAGATTTACAACCATCAAACTCTAACGGTAATGCATCACCAACAGGTATAACATTAGATTATACTCCGTTCGCTGATTCTACAGTTCAGGTTTATATTAATGGTGTAGCAGTTACAGAAACTTATGGAGATAAAACTGGAGACGTATTCTTCTCAGCAGATGGTGGTACTACCGCTAAAGCAGTTGCAGATTTAGTAGCAGGCGATGAATTATATTGGAATTCAAATAATGCTGGTTACGAAATTGGAGCCGGAGATTTATTCGACATCGTTTATGAAAAAGACTCACAAGATTAAAAATAAAAAAAATAAAACAAGAAATTAAATTATGGCATATTCAGCATATATTTCTACAGCCGGCCCACAAGGGGATCAAGGGGATCAAGGACTTCAAGGCGCACAAGGTGAACAAGGTATTCAAGGAGTACAGGGTGAACAAGGTGTACAAGGATCTAAAGGAGATCAAGGAGACCAAGGTATTCAAGGAACACAAGGTGATGTAGGTGTAAAAGGTGATCAAGGTGATCAAGGTCTTAAAGGAGACCAAGGTGATCAAGGTATTCAGGGTCTTAAAGGAGACAAAGGAGACCAAGGAGATCAAGGATTAAAAGGAGACCAAGGAGATCAAGGTATTCAAGGAGCTCAAGGTTCTGACGGACTTAAAGGAGATCAAGGAGACCAAGGTATTCAAGGTATTCAAGGAGAAAAAGGAGACCAAGGAGATCAAGGTATTCAAGGAGCTCAAGGTTCTGACGGACTTAAAGGAGATCAAGGAGACCAAGGTATTCAAGGTATTCAAGGAGACACAGGAGCTAAAGGAGATCAAGGAGACCAAGGTATTCAAGGTATTCAAGGAGAAACCGGAGCAACTGGACTTAAAGGAGACCAAGGAGATCAAGGTATTCAAGGAGCTCAAGGTTCTGACGGACTTAAAGGAGATCAAGGAGACCAAGGTATTCAAGGTATTCAAGGAGAAAAAGGAGATCAAGGAGATCAAGGAATCCAAGGAGCACAAGGTGCTAATGGAATTGATGGAAATGATGGAGCTAATGGAGCTGACGGAGCTACTGGACTTAAAGGAGACCAAGGAGATCAAGGTATTCAAGGAGCTCAAGGTTCTGACGGAATCCAAGGTTTAAAAGGAGATCAAGGTGATCAAGGAATTCAAGGTATTCAAGGTCTTAAAGGAGATCAAGGAGACCAAGGTATTCAAGGAGAAACAGGAGCTAATGGAGCTGATGGAGCTGACGGAGCAACTGGACTTAAAGGAGATCAAGGAGACCAAGGTATTCAAGGAGCTCAAGGTTCTGACGGAATCCAAGGTTTAAAAGGAGATCAAGGTGATCAAGGAATTCAAGGTTTAAAAGGAGACCAAGGAGACCAAGGTATTCAAGGTATTCAAGGAGAAACAGGAGCTAATGGCGCTGATGGTGCTGATGGAGCAACTGGGGCTGTTGGAGCTAAAGGAGATCAAGGAGACCAAGGTATTCAAGGAGCTCAAGGTTCTGACGGACTTAAAGGAGATCAAGGAGACCAAGGTATTCAAGGTATTCAAGGTATTCAAGGAGAAACTGGAGCTAAAGGAGATCAAGGTGATCAAGGAATTCAAGGAGCAACTGGAGCACAAGGTGCAGACGGAATCCAAGGATTAAAAGGAGATCAAGGAGATCAAGGTATTCAGGGTATTCAAGGAGAAACTGGAGCTAAAGGAGATCAAGGTGATCAAGGAATTCAAGGAGCAACTGGAGCACAAGGTGCAGACGGAATCCAAGGATTAAAAGGAGATCAAGGAGATCAAGGAATCCAAGGTATTCAAGGTATTCAAGGAGAAACAGGAGCTAATGGAGCTGATGGAGCTGATGGAGCAACTGGAGCTAAAGGAGATCAAGGTGATCAAGGAATTCAAGGAGCAACTGGAGCACAAGGTGCAGACGGAATCCAAGGATTAAAAGGAGATAAAGGAGATCAAGGAGATCAAGGAATCCAAGGTATTCAAGGAGAAACTGGATTAAAAGGAGATCAAGGTGATCAAGGAATTCAAGGAGCAACTGGAGCACAAGGTGTAGACGGAATCCAAGGATTAAAAGGAGATAAAGGAGATCAAGGTGATCAAGGTATTCAAGGAGCAACAGGAGCACAAGGAGCTGTTGGAGCAACTGGAGCTAAAGGAGATCAAGGTGATCAAGGAATTCAAGGAGCAACAGGAGCACAAGGAGCTGATGGTATTCAAGGTCTTAAAGGAGACCAAGGAGATCAAGGTATTCAAGGAGCTACTGGAGCTGATGGAATCCAAGGTTTAAAAGGAGATCAAGGAGATCAAGGAATCCAAGGAGCACAAGGAGCAACTGGAGCTAATGGAGCTGATGGTAATGACGGAGCTACTGGAGCAAAAGGAGATCAAGGAGACCAAGGTATTCAAGGTATTCAAGGAGAAACAGGAGCTGTTGGAGCAAAAGGAGATCAAGGAGATCAAGGAATCCAAGGTATTCAAGGTCTTAAAGGAGATCAAGGAGATCAAGGAATCCAAGGAGCACAAGGAGCAACTGGAGCTGACGGTAATGACGGAGCTACTGGAGCAAAAGGAGACCAAGGAGATCAAGGAATCCAAGGTATTCAAGGAGAAACTGGATTAAAAGGAGATCAAGGAGATCAAGGAATCCAAGGAGCACAAGGAGCAACTGGAGCTGACGGTAATGACGGAGCTACTGGAGCAAAAGGAGACCAAGGAGATCAAGGTATTCAAGGAGTAACAGGAGCACAAGGAGCTGTTGGAGCAAAAGGAGATCAAGGAGACCAAGGTATTCAAGGAGCTAAAGGAGATCAAGGAGATCAAGGTATTCAAGGAGCTAAAGGAGATCAAGGAGACCAAGGTATTCAAGGAGTTCAAGGAGCAACTGGAGCAACTGGAGCTAAAGGAGATCAAGGAGACCAAGGAATCCAAGGAGTAACAGGAGCACAAGGAGCTGTTGGAGCTAAAGGAGACCAAGGAGACCAAGGTATTCAAGGAGCTAAAGGAGATCAAGGAGATCAAGGTATTCAAGGAGCAACAGGAGCACAAGGAGCAACTGGAGCAAAAGGAGACCAAGGAGATCAAGGTATTCAAGGAGCTAAGGGAGATCAAGGAGACCAAGGAATCCAAGGAGTAACAGGAGCACAAGGAGCTGTTGGAGCTAAAGGAGACCAAGGAGACCAAGGTATTCAAGGAGCTAAAGGAGACCAAGGAGACCAAGGAATCCAAGGAGCAACAGGAGCACAAGGAGCTGTTGGAGCCCAAGGACAAAAAGGAGATAAAGGAGATAAAGGAGATACTGGAGCACAGGGTGTTCAAGGACCAATTGGACCACAAGGAGTTAATGGAACTACCGGGGCACAAGGTTCACAAGGAGCTCAATTATCTTTAATCGCATCTAGTGGTATCGATATTAGTAACAACATATTAGGAGGAACAACTGACGTAATTGATCTTGATTCTAGTGGAAAAGTAGTTTTATCAACAAAAACTATCGATTTCGGTGGAGGAACAACAATTGAAAAAGATGATTCAACTGGAGATATTATCTTCAACTTCTAAAAACTGATTGTAAACTAAATAGAATAAATATAAAAAAATAAATACTAAAAGATGGCAATGAAATTTAATGTAAACACCGGGGTTTTTGAAGCTGATATTTTCGAAGAAGGCGCATCAAAACTCGGATTAAATCCATCACTAGGTACTGTATATTCTACTGCATATTTTGAAGAAATCAATGCTGGGGTCCCCTTACTGGGGGCCCAGGGCACTGGTGTAATATACGCTAGTTATGAGTTTGACGGTATTATGAAAATTGCTTCTAATTCTACAATTGGAGCACATAACATATTAACATCATCTAATTTTACACCAACTGCATACCCTGATCTTAAGGGAGCAATTGGTTATATAGGTTTTAAAGGAAATCAAGGTGTTGACGGTGAACAAGGGTATCAAGGTGCAACTGGAGCCAACGGGTATGTTGGAATTCAAGGAGCTAAAGGAGCTCAAGGAGGTAATGGCCTAAAGGGATCTGATGGACCTAACGGTCTTCAAGGTTACCAAGGAGCTCAGGGTTCTCAAGGAGACAGAGGTTTCCAAGGAACTGTTGGAGTTACTGGTTTCAAAGGAGATCAAGGAGCTAACGGATCAAATGGACCAACTGGACCAAGAGGTTTCCAAGGAGACTTAGGTTATGTAGGACATTTTGGACCACAAGGATCTACCGGAGCTAAAGGTAATCAAGGTTCTCAAGGAGCAAAAGGAGCAAACTCTGATAGAGGAGCTCAAGGAGCAACTGGAGAAAGAGGTTTTCAAGGAGCTGTTGGAGCACTAGGTAATAGAGGAGCACAAGGTGCAACTGGTGATACAGGATTTATAGGAAATAAAGGATTTAATGGACCTCAAGGAGCTGGTGGAAACACTGGATCAACTGGTTCACAAGGGCCACAAGGTACTACTGGAGCAACTGGAGACAGAGGTTTTCAAGGAGCTAAAGGTTCTCAAGGTGGAGGTGGAAACACTGGAAACCAAGGAGCAACTGGACCTACTGGTTATCAAGGAAATAAAGGAGTACAAGGAGCTAATGGACCACAGGGTTCTACTGGAGCTGTAGGTACTAAAGGAGCACAAGGATCGCAAGGAGCAACTGGACCTAAAGGATTTATAGGAAATCAAGGTGGTACTGGAGCTAAAGGTAATCAAGGTTCTACTGGAGCAAGAGGTTTTCAAGGAGATCTTGGAACTACTGGAGCAACTGGTAATATTGGACCTAATGGAAATCAAGGTTCTACTGGATCTGTAGGTACTAAAGGTAATCAAGGAGCACAGGGTGCAACTGGACCTAAAGGATTTATAGGATATCAAGGAGGAACAGGATCTAAAGGTAATCAAGGTTCTACTGGAGCAAGAGGTTTTCAAGGAGATCTTGGAACTACTGGAACTACTGGTAACGTTGGACCTGTTGGAGTTCAAGGAGGAACAGGAGTTACTGGAAATAGAGGACCACAGGGTTCTCAAGGAGCTACTGGACCAACTGGTCATATAGGACATAGAGGGCCAACTGGAGCAGGTGGTAATCAAGGAGCTACTGGACCAAAAGGATATATCGGAGTTAAAGGATCTCAAGGAGGAACAGGAGCAACTGGACCTGTTGGAGTTCAAGGAGGAACAGGAGCTGGAGGAAATAGAGGACCTCAAGGTTCTCAAGGAGCAACTGGACCAAAAGGATATATTGGTAATTATGGACCTAAAGGATCAAAAGGACCTCAAGGAACTACTGGAGATACAGGACCACAGGGACTTAGAGGATCTCAAGGAGGAACAGGATCAACTGGACCTATTGGTGATCAAGGAGGAACAGGAGCCGGAGGAAATAGAGGACCACAAGGTACTCAAGGAGCTGATGGAGCTTATGGTTATCAAGGAGTTACTGGAAATAGAGGACCGCAAGGATCTCAAGGTAATTCTGGACCAAGAGGACCTCAAGGAGATACTGGTGCACCAGGTTTTAAAGGATCTACTGGACCTACTGGAACACAAGGTGCAAAAGGAGCTCACGGTTTTCAAGGAAGTCAAGGAAGTCAAGGATCAACTGGACCAAAAGGATATATTGGATTTAAAGGACTTACTGGAAATGGAGGACCTAAAGGAGCTACTGGACCTATTGGAATACAGGGTGCAAAAGGACGTATTGGTTATAAAGGAGCACAAGGAACTGCTGGCCCTAATGGACCACAAGGTTCTATAGGACCAAAGGGTTATAAAGGAGCAAATGGACCAAGAGGATATCAAGGAGGAAACGGACCTAATGGATCAAGAGGACCTCAAGGAAATCAAGGATCTACTGGTGGTACTGGTAGTGCTGGACCAAGAGGTTTCCAAGGAAATACTGGAGGAAGAGGAGCACAAGGAAACACGGGATCTACTGGACCTCAAGGAACTAAAGGAGCCCCTGGTTTAAAAGGAAATCCTGGACATAGAGGACCACAAGGAGCACTTGGTTATACAACTCACGGTTCTGGAGGACCAGTTGGTTATCAAGGTGTTACCGGATTAAATGCTCAATTAAATGGATCTGCTAATGGACAGAACGGAACTTTACACCATCAATTTGGTACAAATACCGTTACTAATGGTAGAATACTATAATAAACAAAAAGAATTAAAAAAATAAAATAAACATGGCTAAACTTAAATTAGGAACGGAATTAGAAAATGATCTTATTCTTCATGCCGGTATTTTAAATAGTACTAATTATCCACAGTTTGTCGGAGCACAAGGAGCTCAAGGTTCTACCGGTGATATCGGTGATAAAGGAGCTCAAGGTTCTCAAGGATCAGGAGGAGATAGAGGTTTTCAAGGAAATCAAGGAGACTTAGGATCTACTGGAGCTACTGGTTATCAAGGAGCTACTGGACCTCAAGGAATAAGAGGAAATCAAGGAGCTACTGGAGACAAAGGACCTCAAGGTTCTACTGGAACTACAGGAGATAGAGGTTTTCAAGGAGATACAGGTGCTACTGGTTATACTGGTTATATAGGCGATCAAGGTTCTAAAGGAACGAGAGGAGCTCAAGGTAATCAAGGTGCTACTGGACCAACAGGTTATAAAGGAGTTGACGGCGCTACAGGTTTTGTAGGTGCTAAAGGAGCTACTACAGCGACTGGGGCAAAAGGAGCTCAAGGATCTACTGGAGATACTGGAGATAAAGGAGCTACTACAGCGACTGGGGCAAAAGGTTATCAAGGAGCTCAAGGAGTTCAAGGTTATCAAGGTGCTGGTGGACCAAAGGGTTACACAGGATTTATTGGAAACATTGGTCTTAAAGGAGCAACTGGTTCTAAAGGAGCACAAGGATCAACTGGATCACAAGGATCTGCTGGAGCAAAAGGTTACACTGGAGCACCGGGTCAAGGAGGATTTAGAGGGTTTCAAGGAGACATTGGTTCTCAAGGAGCTGCAACAGATCCTGGATTAACAGGTTATAAAGGTTTTGTTGGACCAACTGGAGCTACTGGAACCGCAGGTTCTCAAGGAGCACAAGGAGCAACTGGAGCTACAGGTTATAAAGGTTTTGTTGGAGATAATGGATCTCAAGGAACTAAAGGTTTAAAAGGAGCAACTGGTGATAAAGGATTTATCGGATTTAAAGGAGCTAATGGACCTACAGGTTATAAAGGTTTTATTGGACCAGTTGGACCAACTGGGACAGCCGGTTCTCAAGGAGCACAAGGAGCTCAAGGAGTTACAGGTTATAAAGGATTTATTGGAGATAACGGATCTCAAGGAACTAAAGGTTTAAAAGGAGCAACTGGTGATAAAGGATTTATCGGATTTAAAGGAGCTAATGGACCTACAGGTTATAAAGGTTTTATTGGACTTAAAGGTTCTACTGGACCTGCTGGAGGACAAGGAGCACAAGGAGCACAAGGAGCTACTGGTGATAAAGGATTTACTGGAGACAGCGGATCTCAAGGTTCTCAAGGAGCACAAGGATATGTTGGATTAACCGGTTATACTGGATTTAAAGGAGCTAATGGACCTACAGGTTATAAAGGTTTTATTGGACTTAAAGGTTCTACTGGACCTACTGGAGGACAAGGAGCACAAGGAGCACAAGGAGCTACTGGTTATATTGGATTTAAAGGAATTACTGGATCTGAAGGAGCCGTTGGACCTCAAGGTAATGGCGGACCTACTGGTTATACTGGATTTAAAGGAGCTACTGGACCTACTGGTTATAAAGGTTTTATTGGACTTAAAGGAGCCGTAGGTACTACTGGACCTCAAGGTTCTCAAGGACTTAAAGGATCTCAAGGTGGAACAGGTGCTACAGGTTCTACTGGACCACAAGGTGCAGAAGGAGGTTTAGGTAATCAAGGAGTTCAAGGTTATACTGGATATCATGGGCATCCTGGGCCACAAGGTTATAGAGGACCAACTGGTCCTACTGGAGCCGTAGGTACTACTGGATCACAAGGATCTCAAGGAGCACAAGGTTACAAAGGATTTATAGGATATCAAGGTTCTACTGGAGCACAAGGAGCTACTGGAGTTAGAGGTTTCCAAGGAGCACAGGGACAAACTGGAATTGGAGGACCACAAGGAGCACAAGGAATCATTGGACCACAAGGATATCAAGGAGTAGGAGGACCTCAAGGATCTCAAGGATCATTAGGTTATCCTGGTTATATAGGACCAAAAGGATCAAACGGAGTATCAGGACCAGTTGGTAGAATTGGAGTTCAAGGTTATAAAGGACCTACTGGACCTGCTGGACCAAAAGGAGTAAATGGTTATACAGGATTCAAAGGAGTTTTAGGATTCCAAGGAGGAACAGGATTTCAAGGAGCACAAGGAGCACAAGGAAATAGAGGACCTGGTAGTTCAGCGCCGAACGGACCAAGAGGACCTCAAGGAGCTGCTGGAGATGCTGGAACTGGTGGAATGAATACAGTTATGGGATTCTTTGATGATGATCAGTTTCAAAACTTACAAGTTGGAAATGGATTCATAACAGGTGGACTATAATCAATAAATAACTTAAACAATAAATAAAATAAAATAAAATAGAATGGCTAAATTAAGATCAGGATCACTCATAAACGGTCTATCTAATTTTTTACACGAAGGCAATTTTAATCCTAACAATTACCCATATTTTACAGGTGATCAAGGAACTAAAGGAGCTAAAGGTGAAAAAGGAGATACAGGTACAGGGGGATTTAAAGGAGCTCAAGGCTCTAAAGGTGCTAAAGGTTTAAAAGGAGCTACTGGAGAAAGAGGATTTCAAGGGACTATAGGTAATAGCCCACAAGGATCTACTGGATTAAAAGGAGCAAACGGAATAACTCACACAGGATTTAAAGGAGCTCAAGGTTCTAAAGGTTCTACTGGAGATAGAGGAGTTCAAGGTAATCAAGGTTCTACTTTAACAGGATTCACTGGTAATAAAGGAGTTACTGGACCTGTTGTTAGAGGTAATCAAGGAGCAGGAGGAGACAGAGGTTTTCAAGGAGCAACTGGAGATGCTATAGCAGCATATACTGGAGCAACTGGAGCTAAAGGTTTTCAAGGAGCACAAGGAAATACTCAAACAGCATACCGTGGAGATACAGGAGCAAATGGACCAAGAGGACCACAAGGAAACTTAGTAAGAGGAGTTCAAGGATCTCAAGGAGCACAAGGTACTCAAGGATTTAAAGGAGCTCAACCTACTGGACCAACCGGTTTTACAGGAGATAATGGAGAAAGAGGAGTTCAAGGAGCATCTCCAAAAGGTTATCAAGGAGCTAAAGGTTTAAAAGGAGCAACTGGAGATAAAGGTTCTTCTCCAAGAGGAGCACAAGGAGCACAAGGAGCAACTGGAGATAAAGGTTTCAAAGGAGCCCAGCCCGGTGGAAACACTGGACCAAGAGGACCACAAGGTACTCAAGGAGATAAAGGAGCCCAGCCTGGAGGTTATCAAGGAGCTAAAGGAGCACAAGGTAATCAAGGAGCACAGGGAATATTAGTAAGAGGAGCACAAGGAGCACAAGGAGCAACTGGTGATAAAGGTTTTAAAGGAGCTCAACCTGGTGGAAACACTGGACCAAGAGGACCACAAGGTACTCAAGGAGATAAAGGAGCCCAGCCTGGAGGTTATCAAGGAGCTAAAGGAGCTCAAGGTAATCAAGGAGCACAAGGTTCTTCTCCAAGAGGACCGCAAGGATCTCAAGGAGCACAAGGTTATATTGGATTTAAAGGAGCTCAACCAACTGGACCAACTGGACCAAAGGGTTATCAAGGAGCACAGGGAGCTAAAGGAGCCCAGCCTGGAGGATCAAGAGGACCACAAGGAGATAGAGGTTTCCAAGGAGCACAAGGTTCTTCTCCAAGAGGAACACAAGGATCTCAAGGAGCACAAGGTTATATTGGCTTTAAAGGAGCTCAACCTGGTGGAAACACCGGACCAAGAGGACCTCAAGGAGATCAAGGATATAGAGGAGCAGAGCCTACAGGTCTTAAAGGACTTGATGGTTATAGAGGACCACAAGGTTCTCAAGGATCTGTTGTAAGAGGATCTCAAGGATCTCAAGGAGCACAAGGTTATAAAGGATTTATCGGACTTTCTCCAACAGGACCTCAAGGTTCTACTGGACCAGGAGGTTATAAAGGATTTATCGGACCATCACCTACTGGTTACAAAGGACTTAACGGACCAAGAGGACCACAAGGAGCACAAGGTTCTTCTCCAAGAGGAGCACAAGGAAATACTGGAGCACCTGGACCTAAAGGTTACAAAGGAGCACAGCCTGGAGGAAATAGAGGACCGCAAGGAAATCAAGGATCTCAAGGATCTGTAGGAAATTCACCAACAGGACCTCAAGGTTTAACAGGTAACGAAGGAGCACCTGGTGAAAGAGGACACGGACCTACAGGACCTCAGGGACAGAGAGGAGTACAGGGTACTGAAGGATCAGGAATTGCTGGTTACAAAGGACCACAAGGTGTACAGGGACCACAGGGTTATAACGGGCCTATTGGATTCCAAGGATCACAAGGAGGTAGAGGAGCTCAAGGTTGGACCGGAGGTTATGGACCACAAGGTTACAGAGGACCACAAGGATCTCAAGGAGCAAGAGGTTTTCAAGGTAATACTGGAACTACAGGTAATACTGGACCTCAAGGTTTTGTTGGACCATCAGCACCAGCGGCATCCCCTGGAGCACAAGGTGCTCAAGGACTTAAAGGAGCAAAAGGAGTTTCATACACTGGATTTAATGGTACATTGTATTTTTCTATGTATGATGTTGTATGTGTAAACGGAGTAATCCAAAGTATTACACAACAAGGTGGACCACCACCACCACCCGGCGGCGGCGGAGGCGGAAGAGGCGGAATGGAATAATCCAAATCTTTACATACTTAAATATAAAAGAGGACTTCGGTCCTCTTTTTTTATGCATAAAATAAAGAGAATAAATAAACAAAATAGATTTATTTAATATAATTATTAAACAATTTTCTGCAACATGCATTTAACAAAATCCAAAGAAGTCAGACTACACGTCGATACAATTAATAAAACAAATGAAAATTACCAAATAATAGGATGGGTAGGTTCTACTGAGGACGAAATAGTAGATATTTTAATTGATGGTGAATCAATATCATATATTAAAATACTAAGAAATGATGTTTCTAATTTTTATAAAGATTTAATAGGGAATAATTTAGGATTTAAAATATCATTACCTAAATCAGACGCTAATAAAGATATTTCTGTAGTTTTAAAAAATTCTAAAGTAATAGATAATGTATATTGTTTTTTACAGAGAATTGTAGAATTTTCAGGATTTAATAAAACCTCTAAAGATGTTATTGTAGTAGACGATTTTTATGATGATCCTGATTTAGTGAGAGAATATACTATGAATAATCTTGAGTTTAAACCATCAGGTTATCATAAAGGACAGAGATCAACTTCTAAATTTATATTAGAAGGCACTAAAGAAAAGTTAGAAGAGGTTATTGGTAAAAAAATTAAAAACTGGAATTACGAAGGATACGCTAATGGTGTTTTTCAATTCTGTACAGCCGATCAACCTATAGTATATCATGTAGATACTCAAATGTATGCTGCAATGGTATATTTAACACCAGACGCACCTCCTCAAACAGGTACTGCAATGTACCGTAGTAAAGTTACTGGAATATCATCCTTTCCAGGAAATGAGACAAGAATGGGAGAAGAATATTACAACACATTTAAAGGTACTAATAGTGAAATGAATTTTTATGATGGTACTCATTTTGAAAAAATAGATGATGTCGGTAACGTATACAATAGATTAGTAATTTTTAATTCATCACAAATACACGCAGCAACAGAATACTTTGGAGATGCAATAGACAATGCTCGATATTTCCACATGTTTTTCTTTGACGTAGAATAAAACTTAATTTTAATGCAAACAATAAACATTATTACAAGATGTACTAGACCTAATAATCTAGTAAAAGTCAAAGAATCTATATTTAGAGATTCTTCTTTAGAAATTAAATCAAATTTAAAAATCAATTGGCACATTTTATTTGATACTGCGCCTTTAAAAGATATTGACGCTGAATTACTTTCGTCAATAAGTTCTGAAAATACAAAAATACATTTTATTAATAGTGGTGACGGTGGTTTATTATACCCACAGTCAAGCGAATTGATTAAAACATTTGATCCAAACTCTTGGTTCTATTTTTTAGATGATGACAATTTATTACATGATGATTTTTATAATTACATTAATGCTTCTGAAATGTTAGACAGCAAAGATCATTTAATACATGTTGTTTCTCAAAAAGTTAGTGGTAAAGATTTTACAGGATTAGATGTTAGAGAAGCAACCGCCAATAATACCGGATTTCAAAAAACTGATATAGCACAAGTAATAGTAAAATCTAAATTAATTAATGACTATACTTTCGGTAAAAGCTATGCAGCAGACGGACACTTCATACAAGCGGTCCTTAATGATCATCCTGAGTACTTCAGATATCATGATGTAATATTAAGCCATTATAACTACTTAGAAAAACAAGCATCACCTAAGTTGCCTAAAGTATTGTATATTGGTGAGGGAACTCCGGATTTAAAAAGTAAAAAATGGCTTTCTTACGAATCTGATGATTTAGACGTAGAATATTTAGAAGATGATCAGTATATTAGATTAACAGTTGCATCATTTAAACCAGACATTATATTAACTCGAGGAGAACATTGGTCAGAATTTAGAAATGTATCTAATATGCCAATGCAATTTCGTAGAAAATGGATTCACGTTAATGTAGATAAAAATGGAATAGAAGACGTAGAACATATAGGAGAATACGCTTACACATGTTCTATGGGTGCTATGTTAGCTCCTGATAATTTAGATGATCAAAGTTTAATATCTTTTTTTACACCAATTTATAATACTAAAGAAAAGTTATGGACAACATATAAATCAGTTGCAGCACAGACTTATGATAATTGGGAATGGATATTAATGAATGATTCAACTGATGGAGGAAAGACTTTAAAAATAGCAGAAGAAATTGCAAAAAACGATCCAAGAGTAAAAGTATATGATTTTAGAGAAAAATCAGGAGGATGTATTGGAGAAGTAAAATGGAGAGCATGTTCAATGGCTAGAGGATATATCGTTGCTGAGTTAGATCATGATGATCTTTTAGCTAATACATGTGCTCAAGATCTACATGATGCCGCAACAGCACATCCTGAATGTGGATTCTTTTTCGGAGACACTGCTGAAATTTTTGAAAATGGAAAGCCACACACATACGGACCTGATGGATCTTTTGGACTAGGGTACGGAAATTACAGAGAAGAAAAATACATGGATCTTGATTTAGTAGTATGTAATCAACATAATATTAATCCAAAAACAATTAGACATATTGTAGGAGTTCCAAATCATATTAGAGCTTGGAGAAGATCTACATACTTTGAGGTAGGCGGACATAATAGAAATTTAACAGTTGCTGATGATTATGAATTAGTAATTAGAACTTTCTTAAATACAATCATGTGTAAAATACCAAAATTATCTTATATTCAATTGATATACAATAATGCAGGTGGAAGAAATACACATGATTTATCAAGAGATGATATTCAAAGAAGAACAAGAACAATAGCATCTCATTATAATGAAGCTATTAAAGCAAGGTTTGAAGAATTAGGAGTTCACGATTGGGCTTATGAAGAAAACCCAGACTATCCAATAAATAGCAAATCTAGATTTGGAGAAGATGAAGGAGCTGTAAATATAACATATACCAAAAAGCATGAAAATATACAAGCCTAAAGAAAACGACGCGCAACAGTATTATTATTTTAATAATGGATTTAATCAAGAAGAGCTTGATTGGATATCAAATAATGTAGAAAGATTAGAATTTGAAAGAGCTCAAACCGCTCTCGGTAAACCTGATCCAGTAAGAACTTCTAATATTAAATGGATCCCACATACAGAAGAGTGGGATTGGCTTTATCAAAAATTAATGCATTATGCTGAAGTAGCAAACAATGAATTATGGAATTTTGATTTACATTCCGCGCCTGAGCATATACAATATACTGAATATTATGCAACTGAAAATGGACACTACGGTTGGCATCAAGATTTAGGACCTGGAGAATTGTCAATAAGAAAGGTTTCAATGACTGTTCAGTTATCCGATGACACTGAATATGAAGGTGGAGATTTACAATTTTGGTATGGTGGAGACAGTTTAGAAGAATGTGATAACGCTCCTAAAGGAAAAGGAACTGTTGTTATTTTTCCAAGCTACTTAAACCATGCTGTTAAACCTGTTACTAAAGGAACTAGAAAATCTTTTGTTCTTTGGTTAGGAGGAGGACACTTTAAATAAACAAAATAATTATGGGATATCCTGATATGAAATGTATGAAAATTAAGATTTATGTCCATCACATGGAAATAGATTCAATGTTTGATTTTATTAATCAAAGAATATCTAGTCCTCCAGAGTATTGGATTAATCCTAAAGATTTACCAGGGAGTATTACTGGTGGATTTTTAGAAGTTTTTGTAGATTACGACACTTACACATCAATCAGAGAAGTATCAGAACATTCTAATTGGTCTGATCTATAATATCTACTATATTCATAGAGATATAATCTATAGCCTAGGGAAACTTTTATATTTAAATGAATATAATAAGTGTATGGCAAAGAGAAAAGAAAACAAAGTTAAGCACATTTTTGTAAAGAAACCCAAAATAGGTTCTAAATACTATTTTGATTTCGCAGGTGGCTGGGAATATGGAGAGCTTATAGCTGAATCTGAAAAGTTAACTGATCATTATGGCCATAATTGGTATTTATTACAAAATAAAAGCCAATCAAATAGGTATATAAAATATCCAGTATCTATTTATAATCTTAGAAATAATAAAGAGGAAACTAAAAAATAAAAAGATGTATACTTCAACAGAATTAAAAGGAATGTTATTTATAGATATTGAGACAGCATCTCAATATGAGACTTTAAAAGATCTAAAAAAAGATAAAGAAAGTTTATATGATTTATGGATCGCTAAGGCAAATCAGATAAAATCATTCGAATCCGATAAAGCAGATTTAACTGATCAAGATATGTTTAAAAGAACCTCTTCACTTCACCCTGAATTTGGTAAAATAATTACAATATCAATAGGTCAAATTAAATTTGATGAAATCGGAATGCCTGTAAAAACAAATATAAAATCTTTTTATGGAGATGATGAAATATCTTTGTTAAATGAATTTAATCAAACGATGCAAGCTGTATTTAATCAAAACTCTAGTGTTAAACTAATAGGGCATAACATTAAAAGATTTGATATGCCATGGATTATTAAAAGATGTCTCATCAATGGAATTACACCTATTCACCAATTCCATTTACAGAAACAAAAACCTTGGGAAAACTGTTTATTAGATACTTTAGAGATTTGGAAATTTGGAGGATATTCTGGAGCATCATTAGACCTTATTTGCAATATATTTAATATTCCTTCACCTAAAGACGCTATGAAAAATACAGATGTTTCAGAACATTATTGGGGAGGAAGGCTTGAAGATATTAAAAATTATTGTGAAGGAGATGTTTTAGCGACGATGAATGTCATGTTAAAAATGTCAAATATGCCAATTTTATGAAAGTATGGGCCTACGTCATAGCATGGAATGAGGAATTGATGTTACCTTATTACCTAAGACACTATTCTACATTTTGTGATAAAATAATAGTATACGACAATATGTCAACAGATTCAACGAGAATGATCGCAGAATCGTATGGGGATCTTGTAGAAGTTGTACCTTTTGACAGTGGAGAAGAGTTTAATGACTATGTTCATATTGAATTAAAGAGAAATAGCTTAAAGAACGCTAAAGGGAATGCTGACTTTGTAATATTATGCGATTGTGATGAGTTTGTTTTTCATAAAGATATAAGATCTTTTTTAAATGACAACAAAGATTGTAGTGTATTTTATCCTGCAGGTTTTCAAATGATTTCAGATGATTTTCCTAAGGATTTAGAAGGTCAACTTTATGATTATGTTCAGTGGGGAGAACCTAGTCCATGGTATACTAAACCTATGATAATCAATTTAAATGTAATAGACGACGTTAATTGGGTTGAAGGTGCACATGAATTAGATCCCAATCTTAATTTAGGTTCTTTTTGGCATCCAGTACCGGAAGATATTAGACCTATTGGAGAATATAAAGAACATGTTTGGGGAAAATGGCAAAAGATGTGGGAAATATTAGACACATTTAATTCTAAACCTCTTAAAATGCTACATTATAAATATTTAGGAGCAGATTATGTATCGAATAGATACAAGTTATATGCTAAAAAAATGAGTAAAGAAAACCATGATAATAATATTGGAATGCATTATGAGATTATTTTAAAACAAGGAAGTGACGCTATTCAAAAAGAAATAGATGAGATTAAGTTAAAGGCAGTTAGAGTAAAAATATGAATATAAATCAAATACTTAGATCTGGTAAATATGCTGGATATACTATTGGAGAAATATACGCTAAAGATCGAAGGTACATTAACTGGGTTTTAGAAAACAGACCTGAAATGCTCAAAAGCCATGCAAAAAAACCTAAAGAAACTACATATAAAAAACCGACATACGTAGATCCACCCGATATTCCTAAAGAGAACGTTATCAAAGGAATTTCTCCTAATGAAGCCTTTGGATTATAATTATTTTTAAAATAAATGCACAAATATTTTTTTATGTCGTTTATTTTGCTTATATTAGTACTATAATTAAAACCATATAATATGTACGAAGACGAATTTGAAGATTTTAACTCAGAAGAACATGACGATTTTATGCCATCTGAGATGGATGAACATCTAGAGCTTTTAAAGGATAAATTAGCTCGTGCTAACTATAATGCTATAGTTAACCAAGGAGTCGATCCTGAAACTACAAACAATATTGATATAATTCAAAAGCTTATTCAAGAAACTATGCAATATTTTGAAGATCTTGAAGAATACGAAAAATGTGCAGGATTAAAAAAAGTACTAGACACATTAGAAGAACACGTTAGTATTTAATGGATATATAATATAATATTAAAATATTAAGCATGGAAGAAAAACAATTAGAAAGAATAGCTAATTCACTAGAAGAAATAGTTATACTTATGAAGAATAAGCAAAAAAGAGAAATAAACGAAACTCTTCGTAAAAATAAAAACTCTAAGCCTAGCAAATCTAGTAAAAACATTTAGAGATGGATCCTTATAGTGTACTTGGTGTAGATAAAAAATCTTCACAGGACGACATAAAAAAGGCTTATAGAAAATTAGCAAAGAAACATCATCCTGATAAAAATAATGGTGATGATTCCAGATTCAAAGAAATTGCAGATGCTTATGAAACTTTAGGAGATTCTAAAAAAAGAAAAGAATATGATTCTATTAATTCTTTTTCTAATTCTGGCTTTTCAGACATTTTCAGTAAATTTAACGGTGATTTCTCAAGTATGTTTGACAATGCGTTCGGACAGCAGGCTAAAGGAAATGATGTTACTATTAGAATAAGATTATCTCTATTAGAAGTTTATCATGGTACTACTAAATATGTAGAGACTTCAAACCAACAATTCAATATTAAAATTCCAAAAGGCATTCATGAAAACGCTAAATTAAGAGTTAAAGGAAAAGGAATGCCACACCCTGTTAATTCTTCCGCACCGTCTGGAGATGCTATTATAATAATAAACATAATGCCTGATCCTAATATAATAGTTACTAATGGAGATATATGGTTAGATTATGAACTTCCATTTTATGATTTATTATTAGGAGGTGTTTTTGAAATCAATACAGGGTTTAATGATGTTAAAATTAAAGTTCCAAAAAATTCTCAAGAAAATAAAGTTTTAAGAATAAAGGGCATGGGATTTCCGATATATAATACTAATCAGTATGGTAATTTGATGATTAAGCTAAGATCTTCAAAAATAACAATGACTGATGAGCAATTAGAACATATTAAAAAAATTAAAGAATTAAATAATGGATAGTTTAGAAGATTTTCCAGATTTTTCAGAAGAAAGCAACTGCAACCTTGAGAGTTTACAAGAAAATTCAAAGGTTACTATGATGAATATGATCTATAACGCGATTATGAGTAATGAAGATAGAGCAATAGGAAGTGATACTTCTCCAAGCGAAAAAGTAGAAGCTCTTAATAATATAATAGATTTTTTCGTAAGCTGTGAAGAATATGAAAAGTGTTCTAATATTAAAAAAATCATCGATAAAATACAATGCTAAAGATAGAGGTTAAAAAAGGAAATATCGAACAAGCTCTTAAATCTTATAAATATAAGGTAAACAGAACTAAGCAAAGACAAGCAATCAACGAAAAGAAAGAATATACAAAACCATCTGTCACCAAACGCAGAAAAATTCAAAAAGCAAAGTATATTCAAAAGAAATCTGAAGACAATTCTTAGCAGCTTTAGATTATAATATCATTATATTTTTTTTACTGGATTGGAACGTTTCTCAACCGTTCCGGGTATATATAAAAAGTAAAGTATTACATAATACATTACGTTAAAAACATTAACAAGAAATGAAAGATATATTAGGAGAAGATAGAGACTCTTTAATGAGATCTTCTTATTATACCATTACTAGAAATTTTACAAAGACCGTGAATAGGTTTATTGTATTTAAAGAAGGTAATGACATTATTGAAATACCACATGGTATCGGGCAAAGATCTGATTTCATAGACATTCTTGTTGAATACTTCGAAAAACTTGAAGAATATGAAAAGTGTGATAAGCTAATGAAATTAAGAGAACTTGTTATGATGGCAGGTAACTAAAAATAAAATAAAATATGAGCAATAATTCTGACAATAAAAATAGTAGGGTAAATAGAAACAAAATAAATGTTAAACCTGAAAATATCAGAGTGCAATTAAGACAATCACAACAAAAATACGTTCAAAAAATATTAGAGAACGACATAACATTCTGCCAAGGGCCAGCAGGAACTTCAAAAACATTCACGGCCTGTTATGCTGCATTAAAGCTATTTGCAGATAAAAAAATTAAAAACATAATTCTTTGTAAACCAATACAAGAAGCTGGTGAAAAATTAGGATTTTTACCAGGGGATGTTAGCGATAAAATAGATCCATACATGCAATCTTATATAACTAATCTAAATAAGATTATAGGACACGCAACAACAGAACAATTAGTAGAATCTGAAATTATACAATTTAGACCAATGGCCTTTATGAGAGGAGATACGTTTGACGATTCTTTAATGATTTTAGATGAAGCCCAGAACGCGACCTTTAAGCAGTTAATGTTATTCGTTACGAGAATGGGTAAAGGATCTAAGGTTATTGTTACTGGTGATGTTAGTCAATATGATATTGCAAAAAACAATATAGGTTTAGAAAAATTCACTGACTTGATGGAAGGTATTAAAGGTATTGGAAATCATATTTTCACAGAAAAAGATATAGTACGTGCAAAAATATTAAAGGACGTTGTAAAGAGATACGACAAGTGGAAATTAGAAAATGAGTAGAAACAAATGATAAATCTTTAGTATAATACCTAAAGGTTTTAATATGTCAACACAAATTTTACTTAAAGGTTCTTATAATAACGACTCCAGTATTTTAGAGGTAGGAATCGACGAAGCAGGTAGAGGAGCACTTGCAGGACCAGTCACAGTTTCTGCAGTTATAATGCCACATGGATTTTCACATCCTTTAATTAAAGATTCTAAATTACTTAATGAGTCTCAGCGCAAAGAAGCTAGAGAAATAGTTATAGAAACAGCTATAGCGTATTCAGTTGTACATATTGATATTAATCAAATAGAAAATACAAATATTCTTAGAGCAACTTTAAAAGGAATGAACGACTCTTTATTTGAATTAAATAAAAATTCAAATGATTTTGATTTTATATTAGTAGATGGCGATCAATTCCACGGATATGAAGGTATACCATTTAAAACAATAGTGGGTGGAGATAATAAATATACATCAATCGCTGCAGCATCAATATTGGCTAAAACCGGAAGAGATGCATTAATGAAAAAACTTAGCGAAATAGAAGAGTTCGAACAGTATGGTTGGAATTCAAATAAAGGATATGGAACAAAACAACATATTACTGCGATCAAAGAAGGAGGACCAACAGAACATCACAGGCCTAGTTTTATTTCTCATATATTAACAACCACAGGACAATTATTCTAATGCGTAATTTAATTATCGGGACCCTTCTTTTTACATTAGGGCAATCATTGATTTGGATTCAAACAAACGGACAGTTTATTTGGCCATGGTTTAAGAAAAATCCATGGTTAATTAGTTTTGGTTTTGGAGGAATTATAAGTTATATTCTAATTAGAGCCACTGCGTTTGTTGCTTCATATTATGAAGGACTATTATGGCCAGGTAGATTTATAGGTTTTTCAACCGGTATTTTTATATTTACTTTTATGACTTATTATTTTATGAAAGAAGGAATAAATATTAAAACAGCTATTTCCTTAGTGTTAGCATTTGCTTTAATAAGTGTACAGCTTTTCTGGAAATAAATTGTTAATAACTTTTGAAAATAAATTCCCAAACATTTTTTTGTTTGGGTTTTTTTGTTTATATTAGTAGTATAATTAAAACAGATAAAGTTATGATTAGATCAAAAAAAACTAAATCCGAAATTGTAATCGACCTGACAGGTCCAGATGGAAATGCATTTGCCCTTATGGGTTATGCTAAAAGTTTTGGTAAGCAAGTTGGTATGAGTGAGTCTTATATCAAGGATATGTTAGATAGAATGATGAGTTCAGATTATGAAAACTTAATTAAGGTTTTTGATGATGAATTTGGTTCTGTTGTAATTTTAGAAAGATAATTCGAAAAAAATGCATAAAAGTTTTTTTATCCCAACTATTATGCTTATATTTAACTATAACAAAAAAACGTAAAACATGACAAATTTTAAATTCAATGCAAGTGAAATAGTTTGTAACGGAATTACAGGCGGAGCAGCACAGCTTTTAACTCAAGAAAATTATCAAACATTATCAGCCTTTTTGAAAACACATTTTATGATGGCTTCAAAAAAACAAATCTTAGAGGAACTACAAGACTCTGATCAATTACAAGATAATTGGCATATTGGTTCAAGAGTAGAAGACAATGATAAGATTTTAACAAGAATGGCAAGCGGCTTATGGGACTATTCAATTAATATATTTAAAGGAGAAAAACACTTAGCTGAAATGTGGATGAACGCACAGGTAAACAACATGACAGCAAAAGATATTATTACAGTTTTAGAATCTGCTTTAATGGATTGTGCAACAGCAGATCACTGGTATACTTTTGAAAAAGAATATTAAAAAATATGAAATTATCTATGGATGATCGAGTTAATAGGATTATTAACTCTGACAAAATAGTTTATTTAGAAGACATGACTGTACATTCAGTAAACTCTGTAGAAACCGTAGGAAAAGATCTTCTTTTTGTTAACACAGGTTCAGGTCTATTATTTCAAGACACAGATGTAATGACACTCGAGGAAGCATGTGACGCAGAAAGATTCGTAAACAAAATAAAAAAACAATGTAAAATATAATATATGGCACAAGTAAATTTAGGGTACTGTTGTATCAATCTCACATTACAAGAAAAAGAAGGTATCAAAATCGGTAGATCTATGATCAAGCGAACGTTTCAAGCAAAAGGCATCAAATACGCTGGTGAATTAGCTGAAGCAAATGTTCGTGATATGATTGAAATTATTAAATGGAATAAAAAGAAAGGTATCAATATCTATCGTATGTCTAGTTCTATGTTCCCTTGGATGAGTGAGTATGAGCTAACTGATTTACCTAATTGGAAAACAATCAAAAACTTATTAAAAGGCGCAGGTACTCTTGCACAATCATATAATCAAAGAGTTGGTTTTCACCCAGGTCAGTTTTGTGTATTACCAAGCCCTACTCAAAAGGTTGTTGAAACTACAATACGAGAATTAAATCAACATGCATTTATTATGGATACGATGGGACTACCTCAAAACCACACATATTCTATGAATATACATGTAGGTGGTTCATACGGCGATAAAGAATCTGCAAAGCAAAGATTTATAGATAACTTTAAAAGACTTGGTGATTCTGCAAAAGCAAGACTTGTTCTAGAAAACGATGACAAGCCAGCACAGTATTCAGTTCAAGATCTATACGAGATATATGAACAAATAGGTACTCCAATTACTTTTGATTATCACCACCATAGATGCTATGAAGATCCAATGCCTGAAGAAGATGCTCTTCGACTTGCTTCAAAAACTTGGCCAAAAGGAATTCGACAACTATGTCACTATTCATCATCCAAAAAGCTACATGAAGACGCTAGTGTTATTATCAGAGCACATGCTGATTATGTTTATGAAAAGATAGAAACATATAACATGGATCTAGATATTGAACTAGAAGTAAAAGCAAAAGAACTTGCATTAATCAAATATCAAAAAGACTACGAATTAGTCCTAAGTTAAATGAATATATAACCTATGAAGTTTATAAAAACATTTGAAGATTGGAACAATGTTTCACCTGAATTAAAAGCTCACATCGAAGAAGGATTAGATCTTACTAATTCATTCTTTCGTTTAGGAAGTGATGCATATTCTAAATTGTTTGAAGAAGTAAAACAATACTGGGATAAAAACAATATAATATTAAAAGGTCCTTCAGGATGGATGGCTAAAAATTTAGACGTAGGTACTTCAGCATTATATACTCCACGTGGCGGTAAAACTATTAAAGTTAAATTAGACTCTCCAGAAAGAGGAGGTAAAAAGAAATTTATAGTATATAGAGACGGAGGAAGAAAAGATAAAGAAGGAAACATTCTTGCAAAGAAAGTAGAATGGGGAGATCCTAATCTTTCTGTAAAAAACGATGATCCTGGAAAGGCTGCTAGTTTTTGGGCAAGACATGGATGTGATAAAGCAGCTAAAATGGATCCTATGAAAGCAGGATTCTGGGCATGTTATGGGCCTACATTATTTGGAAAACAACTTGGCTTAAAAAGTGATCAACCATGGTAGAAAAAGATTGCAAATGTAAATCATGTAAATGTAAAGACATGACAATGGATGAAATGATATCTATGATAGATGATCAGACATTACCTTTTACAGAGACAATCGTTTCAGAAAATGAAATCATAAGAGAATTTAAAGAAAAATATCCAGACCACTTATATAAATGGCACAGTGATCCTGAAGATAGACTTATTAAAGTATTAGAAGACTCCGATTGGAAATTTCAATATGACAATGAGATACCAACTCCATTACTTACAGGGATTGATATTAAAATACCGAAAGGAACAATTCATAGAATTATACCAGGTAAATCTCAACTAAAAATACTTATAAAAAAGAATTAAAAATCAACAATATAATATAGATATATAATCTAATAATAAAAAACAATAATTTTTAACATATTATGGCAAAATTAAAATCATTTGAACAGTTTTTATCTGAAATGGATAGAACTGAAGAAATTCAACAAGACGTTGTTGAATTAGGAGCTCCAGATGAAAAAGGGTCTGAAGAAGCACAAGCTAAAGCAGAAACTGTACAATCTGAAAGAGACGAAGTTAAGGAATTAACAGAAACTGAAGAAACTGATGTTAAAGAAGGTAACGCCTTTGGAGATGCAGTTAGAAAAGCTAAAGAAGCTGGTGAGAAAGAATTCGAATTCGAAGGAGAAACTTACAAAGTAGAAGAATCTGAAGAGGTTGAAGCTGAAGAGGTTGAAGAAGAAGCAACTGAAGAAGAAGCTGTTGAAGAATCTGAAGAGGTTGAAGCTGAAGAGGTTGAAGAAGAAGCAACTGAAGAAGAAGCTGTTGAAGAATCTGAAGAGGTTGAAGCTGAAGAAGAATCACACAAATCAGTATCTGAAATGTTAACAGAAGTTTATGAGTCTTGTAAAAACGAAGCTAAAGCTTACGAAGACGATGCACATGACGAACACACTGTAGAATCTTATATGAAAGAAAACGCTGCATTAATCGCTGCGTTAGCTGCAAAATCTTTAAAAGAAATGAAAGAAGAATACGCAGTAGAAGCTTATGAAGCTGCTTGTAATTCTATGATAGAGTCTTACACGAATAAAATGAATGAAATGAAAGAATCTGATAGCGCACATGACGCTGAAGAAGCTTAATAACATATAATTTACTCTCTAATAAAGCCTGGATATTTCCAGGCTTTTTTTATTTAGAAACTATTCTACGTTTATTGATATAATATATCAATAAAACAAATAAACATGCCAAGATTACCTATTGAAATAATTTACATGCAAAACGCATATCAGTTTGCAAAGTTAAGTTATGCTGAAAGAAGAAAGGTAGGGTGTATTATCGTAAAAGATCATCAAGTTATTTCTTTCGGATATAATGGAATGCCACATGGATTTAATAATGTGTGTGAAGATGGTAATATAACAAAACCAGCAGTCTTACATGCTGAATCAAATGCAATTATGAAAGTTGCTAAATCAACAATGAGTTGCGAAGGTGCAGAGCTATATACGACAACATGTCCTTGTTTTGGATGTGCAAAGTTAATTATACAAGCTGGTATATCAAAGGTATATTATACAGAAGATTATAGAGATATGAGCGGTGTTGAACTATTACAACAAGCTGGTATTATTGTTGAACAAGTAAATGTTTGGAATTAATGGGATTTAATAAAAGATACGTACCAGAGGTTAAAGAATTAAAAAAGACACTATTAGAGAAAGGATCTAATTGGTTTTATAAAATATATGTAACATCACCAGATGCTCTTATAGGTCCATCTGAATCAATTGAGTTTATTGAAGAATTTCAAAAAAACAATAAAATAAACAAAACCGATTTTAGTGATATAATAATAAATTCATAAAATGGCAGAAGTGAAAGATAATATAGAAAAATACCAATGGAAAAAAGGAGAAAGCTTTGGTAAAATAGTTACAGTTGATCATAGAGATTCTAAGTTTACATATTTTACAGATGGTTCTCAAATTTTTAACAATGTTATTGGTGAGTTTCTAGAGAAAGTAGAAAATGATGTAATTCCATTTCCTACTGTAACCCCATCAATCAAGATAGAAGATAAAGAGCCTGTACCTACGCAGCAAATTTCTGTAGAACAAGAACACCAACCTTCTATTATGGGTAAGATGATTACTAAAATGAGTAAGAAAAATGTAGTTAGTGTTCCTATTCAAATCAATTTAAACATTCCTACACCAGCTCTACATTCTATGTTATCTGAAAGTATGGAAGACGAGGATCTTAATGACGAGATAATGTCAGTTGCCCTTTCTCAAATAGAATTAGATAAATTACAAGAGTACATTAAAGGAAATATTGTAGAATTCTTAAAAGAATACTACTCATAATATAAAAAGTATAAATATACTATAATCAATTAAACATTTATAAAAATGGCAAAAGGATCATCATACGCTAGAAAGCAAAAAAGACAACAATTTAGACAAGCAGGTTTTTTAAAAATAAAAAACATGTTCGGTAGATTTTCAGAGCAAGGAATAGCATGGTATACTAAAATGGCTGAAGACGGAAAAGAATCAGAACGTATAAACGAAAAGAGAAGATTAGACTCAATTGAAGAGCAACTAATGTCTAAATTAAATATATTAAAAGAAACTTGGGAATCTTTCGGATATAACTCTGATGAAATTTCTAAATTAGAAGAAGCATGGACAATAACTGCAATTAAAGATAAAGATACTTATAGAGCTGATAAAAAACAGGCAAATGTATTAAGAAGAGAAGCTCAACAATCTTTAGCAGCTAGAAAAAATGCAGGAAATTAAATTACAACTAGCAGATAATGGCGTAATTAGATCAGTGGTTGATGACAATATTAACGGTGCTGGAGAAACTTACGAATCTACTACAGTATATGAGTTTGATAGTATATCGAACAAAATTAAATTTATTGAAGAACTTTGTATAGACGTTGGTCTAGAATTAGGAAACTCTAAATCTAAAATACAGATACAAATTGATTCAGATTGGGGAGAACATTATAAAGCTTCTCCCTCTGAAATTGATTTTAAAATAAAGAATTTGGAACTCAAAATAAAAGAGTTGCAAGAAAAGAAAAATGGATAGTAATCTAAATATAGAATGTGTTTGGTATAAATCAAAGAGAGATTTCAATAAGTTCGTAAGATCAATTGAAGATCCTCAATTAAGTATCATAGATTATTCTATAATTAAAAATAAACTTATAAAGGCAGATCCTTATAATGAGGAGCCAATAGACTCTATCATAGGTTTAAATATTATCCAATCTTTAAAAAACGCAGTTAATCCTGAAAAGAAACCTATCACAACAGTAGTATACTCGTTTAAAAACTTAAATATAGATACAGTTTCTAATACAAAGGATTTAATAAATTCAATAACTGAAAGAGAAATTAGCTTCGTTTTAAATGTTTTAAACATGGATCAAATACCTTCTAAAGCAATTTTAAGCAAGTTTGATTTTGTCAAGTTTGTAGATAATGGTTAATCATAGACTTTTTAGTAAAGGTGAATATATTCACGCTTTAATTTCAAACACAAGATATTCAAATATAGTTTTTCCGGTAAGGGCAATTATATATGACGTTAAGTTCGATGAGACAATGCCTAAATATCAGATTAGAATAGTTAAGTTCTATGATGACATTAATTTTTTAAAAAGGTATTTCTTCGATATGAACTTTGATAAAAATTTCGATGGAGGTTCAACTAAATTTAGATTTAATAGAGATAAATTTAAAACTAAAGATGAACTTACTAAATATCTAGATGCGAACGCTGAAACCTATTCAATTGTAGTCGATTCAGTTATGTGTACCAAATCATATAACCAGATTTCAGAGTTATATAATAATATTCAAGATTTTTTAATTGAAAAAGAATTAAGAGATTTATATGAAAAAGCCACAAGATCCTCTTATTCTAAAGGCCAATATTATTATGAATCCAAAGGAGTATTTGAAGCTCATCTTAAAAAGTTTTTAGGAGATAGAGCACCTTCCAATAAAAAATACTACGATAAATTACTTTTTAGACCAACAGGACCAGATTACGATAACTTAAAAGCATAGGAATAAATCTGAATATATATAATACTAGTTTAAATAATATTATATAATTACATGCCAGGACTTAATATAAAAGGTGCGACTAATTCGGTTGGAAAGGGAATCAGTAAAGGAATTCAAGGTGGGATAAACTCTATTAAAAGGGCAGCCGGCTTTGACGTTGATTTAGAAAATCCTGACGGGGTTCAATCTCAACTTACTTCTAGAAATACAAATAACTCTTTAAAATCTAATCAAGAATTAGATAATAACTTAAATATCGCAGGAGTATCTGGGGATATTACAGTTGAAAATGTAGGTACTGATGGCTCTAAATTTTATACAAATTTAGAAGAGTCAGTCACTCATACAATTCCTGACGGTTTAGACGGAAAAACGACCGGAGGAGACATTACAATAGGTCCAAGACCATTTTCTTTATTTAGTAAATATTCTTTAGTTGATTTTAGAGGAAGTGTTTTAAACCCAGAAGGTGGTAAAGCCGGTGGTGCAAGTAAGCATTTTAATAAAATTGACCCGAGTGTATTAGCAAATCCAACTGCATCTAAAATTATACAAATGACCGAAGGAATTGCCGATAATTATGGATATGCATATAGTTATTCTGATTTTGCATTAACACGTTATTTTGGTAAAATACCAAATAACATGATGATTACTTTAAGAAGATTTTCATTTCCATGTCCTGATGATATTATATCTCCAAAAAGTATGGGCGGTGAGAGTGTACCTCAACCGGATATTGCTCGAGCTATTACTTGGATGGGAGAATCTACTGGTAATAATCTATCAGATATTATGAAATTTTCACATGGTTTCAATTGGAAAGAAGCTGAGGCTAAAGTCCAAACACTACAATCTCAAACAAAATCGAGATCGGGTACATTTGGAGCTAGAATCGCGGGAGACAGGTTATTATCAGCTGCAGCATCTGCAGCACAGGGTAAAGACGCTTATGAAACGGCATCAGCAGACGCAAATGCAGGGTATGATTCATTTACTAATACATATCCTAATCACGTGTTTGGCCCTATCAATGTAATTAATAAAGTTTTAATGAGAGAACAGGGTATGACATTTAATCAAGAATTTAGTCTTAAGTTTGAATATGAGCTAAGAGATCTTGGAGGATCAAATCCTAAAATTTTAATGATGGATCAACTTGCAAACATATTGGCTCTTACATATAATAATGCTCCTTTTTGGGGTGGGGCCGTTAGATATATTGGAGATGGATCAATTACTAAACCGCTAGGTGATATTGAAAAAATAAGAAATGGAGATTTTGGAGGTTTTATGCAGACTGTTCTTCAAGATATTACAAAGAGTGGGAGAGGAGCTAGTCTGACTCAAATGTTTGACAATGTAAAAGATGGTTTAAAAAAGAATGGAATTGGTAAAGTTTTTGGAAATTTATTAGGAGGTGGTTTAATGAAAATGTTTAATACTCCACAGGGAGGACAAGCAGTTCAGTCTCTTTTAACTGGTGATTCAACTGGACAATGGCATGTTACTATTGGTAATCCATTAAATCCTATTGCGGTTATGGGTAATATGGCATGTACTGATACTGAAGTGAATTTCGAAGGAGCTATGGGACCTAATGATTTCCCGGAAAGAATGGTAGTAATTGTTAAATTAAAACCAGCAAGACCAAGAGATAAAGCTGAAATTGAATCAATGTTTAACCTGGGTCGTGGTAGATTCTACATACAACCATCAGACTCAGTAGATATTAATGCAGTAACAGATGTAGATGCTTATGGTAAAACCAAAGGCAAAAACTCGAATATTGTTAAAGAATTGAGAAAATTAGCAAACGGATAATATGAAATCAATAGATAATAAAAAAGTAAAAAATAATAAACTCAGATTAACTGAGCCTTGCGTTCTATTTAATGAAAATGTTAAAACCATGACAGTATACACTGTACATGCTGATGAAGTTGGTAGAATTGATTTAATTGCCGATAGAGTATATAACAATACAACATACTCTGAACAAATATTAAAATTCAATAACATTTCTAATCCATTTTCAATTAATGAAGGAGATGTTCTTAATATACCATATACTGATCTTCCATTTAAGAATTGGAAAACTATTAAACCACAAGATAAATCAGATAGCTCACATCCTATTAAAGATCAATTTATGGATAGTAAGAGATTAACTGTTAAAGATCAGAACAGAATTGAATATTTAAAACAAAAGGCATCACAAAAATTAAACGGATCTAAAGAAATACTTCCACCTAATATCCTTAAAGATGGAGAAAAGAATATGGATATAGAAGGAGGCACAATTACTATTTAATATGGCAGTACAGGGTAAAATTTTAACTAAATTAGAACCAACCATAGAACTTGATAAGCTTAAATTTAAATCTTATAAAGAGTCTGAGGGAGATAATCCTGGAGATAACAATACATCTCAAGAATTAGGTGTTGAGTTTCCTTTAATATTTGTTAATGGTTATAGGTTTAATAAACCAGACATTAAGCATTTTGACATATCTTTAGCGGAGTTTTCTCCGACAATAAACATAACTATAATAGATTCAGAATCCTTATTTTCAGCTGATTCATACCCAAGAGATGGTGATGTAATTAACGTAAGAATAGCTTCTAGAGCAAAAGACATATATAAGGATATTAGAATGGATTTTGATATTGTTGATGTGATATCACCTCCTAAATCTGCAGAAGCAAATAATATGGGAGGAGCTATTTATACGTTAAGTGGTAGGATGAAAATACCAGGATTATATGCAGAACAATGTAAATCATACGGAGTAGGAACTACATTAGATCATTTAGAAAAAATAACCACTGAACTTAAATTAGGTTTAGCTTCAAATGTAGATTTAACCGACGATTCAATGAATTTAATAACGCCGTATGAGCCAATTAAAGACACTATCGAGGATTTAGTAAAACACTCTTACGTCAATGAAGATTCATTTGTGACATGTTGTGTAGATCCTTATTATTATTTTAATTTCGTAGATTTAAATTCTATATTAAATGCAGATGAAGACTTTGAAGATGCTATTTCTTCTTTTGACGAAAATATAAATGACACATTAGGACCTGAAGCTACTAATGAAACTAATTTAATAGATAAATCCCCATTAGCAATAACATCTTTTTCAGGAGCAGCCGGCACTAATGTACATATTTCAAAATATGCAATACAAAACAATTCTGGGGAAATAGTAAAAAAGAACGGATATAAAAGAGTTCTTCAATTTTTTGAGAATGATTCTGAGGAAACTGGATTAGTAAACTTTGATGTTGAGCCTTTATCTTCTAATAATCTTAAAGACATACATGAGCCTCTTAAAGGACGTAGGGACGAGGAGAGATACAAACAAGAAATAAAATATAAGTATGTTGGCAGAAGACATAGTGATGCAGAAACATCGAATACACACTTAAATTACAACTTTGCAGGATTACATAATGTTCAAAATCTTCAAGAGCTTGATAAGGTTTTTTTAGAAGTTGAATTATCAACATGGAATCCTGCTATATATAGATATCAAAAATTGCCAGTTGCAATATACTCAGAAACTCCTGATAAAACTGCGGCCGATGCTGCTTTAAAGACCAAGAAAGAAGAATTAGGATTTGAGGCTAAAGAAAAAGAGGAAATAGCCGACGGTAGTAGAAATGAAAACGATGGTGTTGGGGTAATTGATGAATTCTTAAGTGGGTTTTATATTGTTGGAGAAATAAGTTATGTATATACAAGGAAAACAGGCAAAACTGTACAAAAGATGAAACTTCTCAGAAGAGAATGGCCAAGTCGCATAAATAATATACCTGAAAATATTTCAGAACCTGCACCTGAGCCAGCGCCTCAACCAGCGCCTCAACCGGCTCCTGAACCAACCCCAGAACCGGCACCAGAGCCTACACCGGAACCTACACCGGAACCTACGCCAGAGCCAACGCCACACTTATATGAAATCTTAATAACTGGTAATACGTTGCAAATAGTTGTATTTGACGCAAGTGGAGCTGAAGTATATAGAGGTGAACCTAGAATTAGTGTAAACCCAATACTAGATGAGGGTGGAGTTGTAAATGAAGCTAAAGCAGCTTTAGATCCATCGAAACAAGATCCTAACGTCCAAAACATGCGAAAAAAATAAGATAAATAGTTATATGTCAGACTTTAAGAGAATATCAGATTTTAAGAAAAGTAAGTTATCTAGATACCCGTATCAAGATCCAACATACTTGTCTTTTGTTATGCTTTTTGATTTTACAGATCAAATAAATTCACCACTATTATCTTTAAGTGCTGAAAATTATCTAGCTAAATTGGCTAATGCCGATTCAACTGAATCTGAGTTTTATAAAGAAAGATTAGAAAATTTACAAAATTTTAAAAAGGCTTTAAAAACTATCAATAATGAAATGCCATGGTACTGGCAAAGTCTTTCTGGTTTAGAAAGAACTCAACAGTATAATCCTGAAAATGCGTATATGGGAGGAGACGATGCAAGAATTGAAATTACAACATTAGAATCTTTAAATCTACCTGTAGCTGGATTAATGCATCTTTATAGAAAAGCTGTATTTGATGAAAGAAAATGGAGTTATATTCTTCCTAGCAATTTACGTAAATTTAGAATTTATATTTATGTAAGTGAAGTTAGAAAAATTAAAGATAATGCAAAGCCTAAAATCGGTGGTTTAAACAAAGATGCTCTTAGAGGGTTTCCAGATAATTTTAAACCAACTTTAAGTATAGAAGATAAAAATAAAGAAATATCTGGAGTTTCGGGTAGACCTTATTTTATGATATCATTAAAGGATTGTGAATTTGATATAAAAGAAGGTGTTGAGATATTTACAGATTTACAAAAATCTCCAGAAGCACCTGCAACTGGTAAAATTGCATTTAATTATGAAGTGTTATACAATGTAGAATCTAGAGTTTTAAATGGTATAATAACAAGTGAATTTGGTTCTGATAATTTAGCACCATCTCCTGATGGAGAAGGAGTTTCACCAAATACTGTTGGTGATTGGTTATTAGATAAAGCGAAAGAAAAAGGACAGGCGTTTGTCGATAGAGCAGTTGGTGATTTGAAAAACCAAGGTTTAGAAAAAATGCAAGAATTAAAAGCGGCTGCAAAGGACGCGACTATTGGTAGATTAGATAGAAGTATTAATAATATTTATAAAGAATTTATAACTGGTGTAGATAATGCAACTGGCGATATAACTAACAATATTAAAGAATCTATAGGCGAAAATATTCATGGATCTGCCGCAGGTGCAGATACTGTATTAGATGCTCTTACTACTGCGTCTAGAAACTCTTTAGGAAGCGTATACGATGAATAGCGAAGAACTTGAAAAAGATAATATTAGAGAAACTCACTGGTTAGGTGCAGTTGTCGATAACACAGATCCTAAAAATTTAGGTAGGTGTAGAATCAAGGTGTATGGTAAATTTGATAACTTGCCAGACGATGCTATTCCATGGGCAACTCCTATGAATAGGGATTTACCAGGTTCACATGCAACCCCTAGAGTTGGCGATATAGTTGCAGTTAGATTTGATAACGGAAACATATATCATCCAGAATATTGGTTTCACATTAATCAAAACAAAGAATTAAAAGAAGATATTTTAGAATCTTCATCAGCACCACAGGACGTTATCAGTTTAGTGTATGACGCTGAAAGAAACTTAAGAATATATCATTCACAAGACGACGGGTTAGTAATCACAAGAGGAAGTGGAGCTAAAGAAAGACCACTTATTCAAATAGACGAAGATGGTATGATAAAGATTTCAACAGATGAAAAGATATTCTTAGATTCTGGAAATATATTTTTATCAAATGAAGGAGAAGCTGGGGCTGACGAAAGCGAACCAGCTGTTAGAGGAGTATCTTTAGAAACTTGGTTAAATACTTTTTTAGATGATTATAAGGCACATACTCATCCAACTGGTGTAGGACCTTCTGGGCCTCCATTAGCGCCGACGCCTATTTTTATAAATCAAGCAAAGAACAATCATATTAACTATCAACAAAAAAATAAATAATTATGCCTGCACAGTGGCCTAAATTTATTAAAAACGTATCTGACAAAATGTCAGGTCAAGGGTATGATTCAGTTGAAGAGTGGGCTCTATTTTTATCTAATGAATATTTTAACGCTGTTAAAACTTCACAATCTCCCTATGGACAAACACATGTATCTGGTCAAAAACCTATTTTAGACACAGGGTTTGTAGCAGCCTTCAATAAAATATTTAACGAAGAAACTGTATCTTTTGAAGATAAATTTGAATTACCTAAATTTGCAGATTTTAACGAACCTACGGTAGTGCCTGATTATACTAATAATACAACTTGTGAAATAGAAGATTGTATTAATCAAAATAGAGATTTAGAAATAACATTTATTGATTATAGAGAAAATAGCAAACCTGAAAAAACACATACGTATGATAAATTTCAATTTTTCTCTTTGTTTGAATCTTTATGCCCTGATCCTTTTGTTGATGAAAAAGATTTTACTGGCGGAATTAATATTGAAGAATTAATAAGTGATCAATTAGAAAAAGATCAAGAGTTAATCGATGCAGGATCTCCTGATTTATTCGCGGTTTTAACTATATATGGTTTTAACGAATCTGGTAAATATAAATTTTTATATTCTATAAACGAAGAAGATCAACCTATAGAACGAGCAAATGACGGCGTATTTACGACTCGTATATCTTCTACGCCTGGAGATTATAAATATATTTTTAAAGAAGTATACGATGAAGATCTTAATTTAATTAAAGTAATTAATAAAGAAGTGACAATTACTATTTCAGAAAAAGGAGAACCTGTTATTGTAAACACACTAGAAGACGAGTCGGACCAGCAAGATACAACTCCAAAGATATTAGATATATTAAACACGGATTCTCTAGACCTTAGTAATAAGGATGTTAAGGATTATTTATTAAACTCTTTAACTGAGCGTGTTTTATTACAAAATGACGAAACTGAAAACTTTTATAAATGGGTTAAGCGCTTTAACAGCTTCAGTGGCGTTCATTATCCAGGGTGGGTACGAACTATATTAAAAGATTTAGAAGATAAAATAAAAGATTTAGCAGATGTTGTTAAAGATAAAGTTATAGCAGAAGCTCGCGCAAATGGAGATCTAAGAGTAGCAAGCCAATTCAGCAATATAATATACAATAGGTTTGATATACAAGAAATTATTGAAAACTCTAAAATAAATCAATACACATGGCAGGTTAGTGAGAAATTAGATATTGATTTACCTAAATGGCTTGATCCTACCGCAATCATCGCATTTACTTATGATAAAGTATACGATATGCCTTTTGCTGGAGGACAAACCACGGTTGTTGAAGGACTAAGAAAATCAGCTAAATTAGATAAATATGATGAAGAACAAGATAAATGGTTTGATAGAGTAACTGCTTGTGTAAGTAATAAAGATATAGATTTAGCAGAAGATCCTGCTGAAGAAGACGGATATGATGATTTAGCTAAATCTATTATAGACTATTGGAAAAGCACAACAATTCAGCCTTTGAAAGCAAGCCCACCTGTGCCGCCATGTAATACGACGGCACCTCTAGGAGGAAAATAT